TCCTCGTTGGGCTTATCGCTATGCTAAAGATGTCATCAAGGGAAGATGGCCCGATGGAGAAGAAACGATAAAGAAAGATCCTAAATGGGCTTATCACTATGCTCTCGATGTCATCAAGGGAAGATGGCCTGAGGCTGAGGAAACGATAAAGAATGATCCTGAATGGGCTTATCACTATGCTCTCGATGTCATCAAGGGAAGATGGCCTGAGTGACAACATTAAGTTTTATGAAGTAGATTACTTACTCCAGATAAATTTGAAATGGCCAGCGTCCCATAATCTGCGATATCTATTATTGAACATATTTTCAGATTCAGTAAGAGACGGATCGAAATTATCTAATTTGTCCAATAATTTATGTTTTTGAAATTGATGTCTATTAAAGACCATATTGTCTTTGACATAACAATATCCAGGCTGTGTTATTGAATCAAGTTTGAATCCCAGTGCTTTATATAAATTTCCAGCAGAGAATCTTCTGTCGCAGTATGTCATTATTGTTTTTGGGCCATGCGATCTGGTAAAATGTCTAAGCAATTTACTTGCGCCGCCAATAACGTTGTTGTTTATTTTGTTGGCAAATCTTGATACTTCCCATTCGTATTTTTTGTGTTTGTTGAATCCCATACAACAAACGATTTCATTATCATATGTAAGAGCATATTTAACCCTTGAATTTATATGTCCTTGCATATGGTTGGTGCTCATAAAATCACTGAAGTTGTTATTGTCGAGTTCTACAATGTCACATTTTCTGGCATATATCTTGTTACTCAACCCCATCTTGTTTTTTATTATCGACTTGATTATGTCAGTTTTGTCTTTCCATTCGTTCTCATAGATTTGATATACTAGATAGTTATTGCTAAGAGCTAGATCCGCTTTATAATAATGTCTATATTTTTCATCTTTAGTCTCTTTTTTGTTAAATGAATGCCAATATATTCCATGCATTTCTATTCCAAAGTCACCGGCATTACAGTCTACTTCATATGGGCTAATTATTGTTCTATCATTTATTATTACTTCACGATATTGTTCAATGAATTCAATAATTTCTCTCTGTGGATTTGTCATGTTGGCAGAACATTTAGAGCATCCGCCTTTAGAAACCATCAATCTATTTGGAGTTGTTCTAAATTCACCATGTAATTTGCATTTTATAATTATTTCATTTTTATCGCCAATGTATTCAGACAATACTTTATAATGATCTTTATATATTTCTCGTATTTGGTCTACGAATTTATTATGGTTCTTTTTCTTAGCTTCATTTGCACAATCAACACAGCCATGTCCGCGTAAGTGATTTTCAGCTATTTGCTTGAATTCACCGTGGGTCGGACATTTTATTTTAATTATTGATTTTCTTCCGTTCTTTAATATAACACTGTTATAATCGTATTTGTCACTATGGATTCTACGTGCCTTTTCGATGAATTTATCAGTGGTCAACATCAATTTTGCATTGCCGCATTTTGAGCATCCTTTGCCTTTTAAATGATTGGCTGGTCTTTGTCTAAAGGTATAATTGTGTTCCTTGCATTTTATTATTGCGAATACACCACTTACTGTCTTTTTATTTGTGTATCCAAGATATTCGTATTTATCGCCGTGTATTTTCTTCGAATCGGCAACAAAACTATCGAAGTTTCTTCTGAGCGAATTAATAATTTTATGGCCCGATTTTTCATATATTAGACGATTTCTCTTTTTATAATCTATATACTGCATTCCTTCTTTTGATGATCTGGTTTGTATATTGTGTTTTTTGAGTTTTAATGATACTAATTTTCCAGACCTGCCCACTGATTTTCCGATTTCTGATTGGCTTTTGTGTTGTATTATGTACTGATCATATAGCCAATCATAATCATCTAATTTTTGTGGATTTAGTTTACTCATATGTTATATTTGCCTCAGTATCAAATACTTTATTAATTATGGATTGTGTCGATCTTTAGACTCCGTGTGTTATGATAGTAAATTATTCAAAAATATTATAGTAAGTATAGGAGAAATTATTATGGCTATAATGGGACCATCCGAATTACCCTCTATTCTTAAAGTTAAGTCGGAAGAGCTTAAGAAGTATGTTCTGTCCAGGCTTGGCTTCCCGACTGTCGAGATAGAAATTGAAGAATCGCAGTTTGAATCAGTTCTAAGGACGACTGGTGATTGGATAGCTCATTATTTTCCTAAAGAGCAGAAGCTCGCGTTCTTCAACACGGTTCCTCTGCAAGGCACTTATCCATTGCCAACTGATGCGTATTGGGTTCAAGAGGCAGCGTGGGATCCAGCAACAACTAGAATTGGTGATGTATTTGGTGCTGAATCATTCCTGTTTTGCTACAGCGGTGATTCCAACATAGTTAGAGAAGATGGAAAGCTTGTAAATATTAAAGAATGGGATGACTCATATAAGGCTCTTACCCCATATGGCCCGCGTAGGCTAGTCATAGAAGAACACCTTGAGTCACAGAGATTGGTATCTATTGAGTATGAAGGCGGTTCAATAGAATGCACACCAAACCACCCACTTAAAACGGACGGTATAAGTAACATGATAAATGGATGGGAATGTGCTGAGGATTGCAAATCTGTTACTTTAAACAATGGTAAGATTGTCCCCGTTATTGGTATTGCTGACATAGAACCTGGGCCAACATATACAGTTCATGCTATTGGCGCACATTGCTTATTTATATGCAAAGATGGTGAGTCAGTAGTAGGTCATTGATGAAACTCAGAACGTTATATGAATCTATTGATTCCATCGATTTGGATTTGCGCAATTTGTTAGATATCGCTGGGATCCGTGGTAAACAAAGATTGTGAGCCGATAATCGGACATTAAAATGAAATTGAAGAATTTACATGAATCTGGTGATTCTTTGATCCTTTTAAAGGACAAAGTTGAACGCATGAGATCAAGCACATTACACAAGATTGAGCAAGAAATAGAATTATTAGAAATCGGGTTACATGCATTAAATAAAAATAAGCCGCATGTAACGGTAGATCATATGGAAAGATCTATTGATGCACTCAAAAAGCTTGCGGGATATCTAAACACATGGTGGGATACTAATTTATAATCAAAATATGATTGCCAATCATATTGCGGGCAAATATGATGTATGAAACCAGCCAATTTTGTTGATATAGATATTAAAAAACTCAAAAAGTTCTTTCGGACCCATACATTAGGCCAATGTGCGAAAGAATTCGGCTGCTCCAGTGCAACAATAAAGCGTAAACTGAAAGCAGCCGGTGTTGATACTTCTATCCACAACAATAGCAGATTAGCTAAAGACTTATTCAAGAAATCCAAAAAAGATACATCATTTCTGACCGAGAATTTTTTGTATGATCAATATATAATCCAGAATAAAGATTCTAAGACAATAGCTGAAGAAAACAAGTTACATTATAATACTGTGCGCAATAGGATACAGAAATATGGTTTAAAGAAATCAGCAAAAAATGTGTCAGCATCTATGATGGTTAGGCATTATGAAAAAACTGGATATATGCATCCAGGTCAGAGACCAGATGTAATAAATAAGATCAATAAAAGAAGATCAAGATATTATTATAAACCAGCTAAATCTAGTAAAAATTGTTTATTTAAATCGCTGCATGAATTATGTTACGCATTACTTTTAGACAATGATGACGATGTTGAATCGTGGGATTATGAATTAATAAAGATCCCATATATTGATAGATTGACTGGCAGGCACAGGATGTATTATGTCGATTTCTCCGTTCAGGCTAAATCGGGCGATAGATGGGTTGAGGTTAAGCCAGCTGAGAATATGATTCCGCACGACAAATATTTATATGCGTCCCAAGCCGCAAAACAAGCTGGGATTATGTTTAGGGGGCTCATAGGGGATGAAAAAAGTCGGGGATATGAACTATTTAAATCTGGATATATGAAAGATAACATTGAATTTAGGAATATTAAAGATATAAAAAATGACAAGAATTATACTCTATGGTTCAAAAATATCAATGAAGTAGGTAAAATAAAACACGACCACTATGTTTACAAAGAAGAGGTTGGGCCGTATGTCAGAGTCAAGCTTAAAGCAAAAGCCAAGAATAAGTCTGGCACCTCTAACACATATCAATGCTATAACTGACACGAAGACCAGTCAGATATTTCTATCTCACAAAGCGTTTGTTAGTAAAAAATGTAATGATATTCTAGTCGACGAGCTTGCCCATTTGGTATCTGGAGATGCTAGCCATGGCGAAGAATGGCAGGATTGCTGCAATAATTTATATGATTCTGTACCAACACACAATCCAGAATTTGATGGATTAAAAAGAAGATTGGGGATACCAGAATATATCGGGGCGAACATCGGGAATATTACTGGAATTCAGAATGTATTGACCGATTATCATCTTCTACAGCAGTATAGACGATTTTCCCAGAAAATTTTGGGAACAGAGGGCCATTGGGAAGTGCTCGGAGACAATAGAATTAGATTATATCCAACTCCCAGGGGCACATTCCCGGTAGTAGTGTTATATGTGCCCGTGATAACCAGATTCAGGTCACCTCAAGCGAGATTGCTAGCCATGGATATGCTTGTGGCTGAATCTAAGATAATGCTTGGAAATGCTAGGGCGAAATTTAGTTCAATTCCGTCGCCTGATGGTGGGTCGCTAACTCTTGATGGTGATACTCTTCGCCAGCAGGGCGAAGAGGAACGCGAGAAAATCGTTGAGAAGGCTAATCTTCTTGCGGAGCCTCTTCCTGTACTAAAATGGTAATTATTTTAGCTGAATAATTACTATACTTATAAAAATGAAAGTTGCAGATATAAATGAGCAGGCGTTAGTTGATGATTATAAATCTGGCGCATCTCTCAGAGATCTTGCCAATAAGTATGGTGCCAGCAGACCAACAATAAAAAAGAGGTTGTTAAAAAATGGTATAGGTATATTGTCATCTACTGACTATATTGCGAAGTACAATAAGAAGCACAGAGATAAATCTAACAAAAAGAATCGTCAGGGTATTGTGAAAAATCAGGTAGAATATGTAGATATTAATAGAACCACTGGGGAGTTTGTTGAGCAAGCGGCATCTATTCATAATAGTAGATATGACTATTCGTTAGTAGATTATAAGACTGCTGACGATAAAGTAATTATAATATGTCCTATTCATAATAAATTTAGACAAACTCCGCATAGCCATTTAAAAGGCCATGGTTGCCCAAATTGCGGCAGAGAGGCTGGTATTAGCAAGAGATCTATCAAATTTAATGAATTTCTTAATAGAGCTGTAGAAAAGCATGGAAATAAATTTAGATATATTGAAGATAGCTATAATGGGCTGAATTGTGATATAACAATCATATGTCAAGAACACGGGGAATATAATCAGAATGCAAGACAACATTTGTATGGCAGGCAATGCCCTCGATGTGCTGGCGGAGGATATATATCGACAACTAATGAATTCATAAGCAAGGCCGTTGAGGTTCATGGCGGCAAATTTGATTATAGCCGCGTTGAATATTCAAACAATAAAACTCCAGTTACAATAGTTTGTCCAGTGCACGGCGAATTTATGCAGAAGCCGAATGGTCATTTGAATGGCCATGGGTGCTTGATGTGTGCTAGAGATGCGACTTCTTCTGCTGCAGAGTTTGAAATAGTTGAATTTCTTAACTCAATTGGCATTAATAGTATTCAACATTCCCGGAGCATCATACCACCCCTTGAATTGGATATTTTTGTTCCTGATTTTAATGTAGCTATAGAATATAATGGCATATATTGGCATTCATTTGGTAATTTGGAGGAAGAAGATAAATATTCGCATTGCTGCAAATTAGATCGTTGCAAAAAACTTGGAGTCAGACTAATCCAGATTTTCGAAAATGAGTGGATATATAAAAAAGATATAGTAAAATCGATGCTAGTGTACTTCTTCAATAAAAGTAATAACAAGATTTATGCTAGAAATTGCGATATTAAAGAGATATCTACATCTCAATATAAAAAATTTACTGATGCTAATCATATGCAAGGATATAGGGCCGCTGCCGCGAGGTATGGTTTATTTGATGGGGATGAACTTGTTGCTATAGGATCATTTAATAAATATGGTAGTAGAGATTATTGGGAAGTTATCAGATTCGCCAATAAATTGAATCACCATGTTGTCGGTGGTTTTTCTAAGATATTGAAACATTTTATAAGAAATGACAAACCTAGTAAAATTGTAACATATGCTGATAGAAGATATTCAGACGGCTCATTATATAACAAATGTGGTTTTAAATATATATCGACTACTGATCCAAATTACTATTATGTCAATGGACTAGAAGTGAATAGCCGCCAAAAATTTCAAAAACATAAGCTTAAAGATAAATTGCGCGAGTTTGATAAAAATTTGACGGAAGCGGAAAATATGTTTAATAATGGGTACCGTAGATTATGGGATGCTGGCAATCTTAAATACCAGTTTCTTATTTAATCTTCTTGCGGAGCCTCTTCCTGTACTAAAATGGTGACTTGCGACTTTATGGCATCTACGATGTCGCCAATAAGCGTGCCTTCGTAAGTCTTGCCTGCCTCTATCTTTTTGAGTGTTCTATGATGAGATGTTATGATAGTGCTGTGGTTGGATCTGTTGAGAAGCTTAGTTAGCTCTGGATAACTGAATCTCAACAGATCCCTTGCGGCGCATATTATAATATCTCTTGTTGTAGTGACTGCTCTTACTCTAGACTTACTAAGAACCTTTCTTTTGTCAACATTCATTATCTCGCAACCGATTCTAAGCACATCGTCGAATGTTGGTGCACGCGATAGCGTACCGTGGGTTGGTTTACTTGGTCTGTCGGTTTTGATGATTGGCTTGCCTTCGGCTTCTTCAGCTCTTTTCCTAGATATAAAATATTCTAGGTTAAATTCAGGTTTTTTCCTTTCCGGCGGCGGCGTTGGCCATCCGTTTTCAACATCTGATTCATATAGCATCTGCTCTAGCTCTTCTTCGGTATATAATTCTGTTCTGTCCATGTAAACGTTGTTCATGTTTTAGCGTCATATAAAAATTATCAAACATAAATTAGAATGTCTTTTGAAACCATAAAAACCGAGCACCGGATCAACGTAATTAGCGGCAACAAGATACTTGTGCCTGGTTGTGAGCCGCAATCTACTATAAGCTCAACCACTCTTGCCAAAGAGCAGCAAGAAGATGGGATATGCAATGGGGCATTAGTTGATTTAGATGATGCATTAGATGCCATACCAGGATCTAGAGTCATCCTGGGTATGAATTGGGGGAACTTAGGGACACAGAAATTCTTTGTATTGCCGCCCGTTGATAATTCGTTATGTTGCAGGGGGTCGATAGCTTTGGAAGATTACTATGCTGTGCTTAGAGGATTGCCGTCTGCAGAGACAGAGCAAGATTTAGAGAATATAGTTGATAATTGCGATAGCTTTAACAACTATCAGTGCGATGGATCTATTTTAGAAAGAACATTTGACGATCCAAGAGCATTAAATAGGACTGAATTGCCGCCCGCCAGCCAATCTCGTGGGAGGTGCATATGATACATAGATTTAGTCAAGTAAATGACAAAGCCAATGATATTGCTGCTGGTCAAAAGCAGCCGTCATTTAGAAGTGATGTGTCTCAGGAAAATCCTTTGATCCAGCTCCATGATCCTGATAGCCCCGATATGGCTTATGCTGCTAGGGTCGCCAAGGAAATAATCAGAATAAGTGGTGCGCATGTCATTGTTTATACAAGGACCCACAATAATGACGTTGATGACGTGTGGGAAGAGGACGCCAATCCAACATACAGAGCTGGTAAGCATTACAAAGCGTTCTTTGTGCCTGAGCCCATAAAAACAGAGCTTACTAGGTTTGGCAGCGATACTGAAAATAATGTCGAGATTGTGTTTGACAGGGAGCAGATATATCAAGACTTCGGTGACAGAATGCTGCATGCTGGGGATATTATTGAGGTCCCATACAATTCGGCATTTCACAGGCTGGGCAAGTTCAGGATACTAAATGCCAGGGATTCGGGTAATTTCAGATATAAGTTCCTTTACTTTACGTGCGAGTGCCAGAACATTACTGACGACATTACTATCAATATAGATCATCAATGATTAAAGGCGATGCTAATTTTGAATTTGATGCAGACAAGTTAACCGAAATGGTTAATGGTATTGTTGATGAATATGTCGATAAATTAAACGAGGAAATACAGATCAAGAACCCTGGATCAGCTGAAACGGAAGTAAATAGAGAGAAAAGAATTATAAAAATTTATGATGATACTCCTGAAGGATCGGGAGACAAAATCATACAATCAACTAAAGATATTTTGGGCTTATAATGGCAATATATGATTTTAAAAACACCTATACGATAACTGGAGTCCCAGTTGCCGGGTCTACTCCGCTACATGGTGTGGTAGAGCAGAATCCTATAATTGACACGCACCCTCCAGGGATGTCTCAGGAATCAGACATACAGGGTGTCACTCCTGTAGGCTGGGAAGAAGGTAGAGTTGATGTTCAAGACGTTATATATTCTTTGCAGCCTGGGTTTAGATATCTAGACCAAGCCATGAAAGCTTACTTTTCTGATATAAGAGTTCCAACTAAGGACTCTTATCGATTTGTCAGAACTATTGTGGCTGGAGCAGACAAATCTGTTCAGATATGGAAAGATGAACTTGCACATGGTAGAGTTGAGCTGCCAGTAATGTCGATCAATAGAGGCAATCATTCGTTTAACTCGGCTAAGTTTAGTCCTCCGTATTTATCAGAAAATTTGATATTCTCAAATAGGCAGAAAACGAGGGTTAGGGAACAGTTTAGGCCCGTACCATTTATTGTAGACTACACATTGCATCTGTGGGCAGAGCACAAGAGAGACATCGAAAACATTGCGTATCAAATATTAATAAGATTTAACACACTAGCTGAATTCACAGCTTGCGACAATAAAGTTATGGGCAATGTGCAGATGAAATTGGGTGGAATGAGCGATGCGAGTGATAAAGATGCTGGTGCCGATCAGCTTGCCAAAACTAGGTATGATATATCAGTGTCTGCTGAGGCATGGTTGTCGTTGCCAGAAAGAATCTCGCCAACGGTTATAGGAAAAATTGGTGTTCTTAGGGAAGATCTTAGAATCTTCGAACCAGATGTATTCACGGAAAGATTTGGACAATTGAATTGTTAAGGAGAACAAATGGCTAAGCACGAAAAAGTACGGTTGACGAATATCTCTAGGCAGGCGATCAGTGTTCAAGTCAAGCCTCCTGGAGGTGACTTTTTCAGAGACGAACGGCAGGTAAGGATGGGCGCTGGTAAAAGTGTCGTTCTGCCGAAGGATTATCTATTGTGGCATCAGATTACTAATTTGAAAGGCAGTAGAAAACTACGAGTGGTAGATGTGACTAAGAAATAGAAATTATCACTCAAAAATATTAGGAAGAATTGCATTAGGAGATTTATGATATGGCTTTATTTCTAAGTCCAGGCGTATTTCCAAGAGAAATCGATCTGAGCACGCTGCCTACAGCTGACGGCGCGCTGCGTCCGGCTTTCATAGGAACAGCCCAAAAAGGCCCTGTTAATGAGCCGACGCTAGTCACCAACGGCCAGCAGTTTATAGATACTTTTGGTGAACCATTTCCGGACAGTGCTCTAGGATATGCGGTTTTGGCATATCTTACCGAGGGTAGATCTGCGTGGGTCCTGAGAGTTGGCGTAGAATTCAAAGAGGGCATGGATGAAGATCTGGTGCCTGACTCGATCGATACGGCTGGAAGCAGGGAAGAGGGTTGGGGTAGAGTATCTCTGTTTAGAGGGATAGACTTTGGTAGGATACTCTTCAGGGAAGTTACGAGCAGCAGACCAGTTGGTATCCATGGCGCGTCTGTTGACAGTATCGAATTCAATGACATAGATTCTGGTGGCGACGACGCCACTCTCGTGTTCTCTTCTACTGCGTATACTGGTACCGTAGACACTACATATACTCTCACTATAACTAGTGATCCAGTCAGTGGCGAAGTTCTAGATGGTGCGAGCTACGTAATAACGGATGACGATGACAACGAGATAGACTCTGGTACTCTTTCGGCGTTGACGGATCCGACGTTAAGTGATACTATAGACTTGACGACTGAGCTCGGTTTAGCGTTCGCAGTAGACGTGACGGCTGGCGATCTTGGGGAAGGCGATGTCTTCACATTTAGAGCGACCCCGGATACAACTTCGTTCTCGGTAACAGTTGAAGGTGTAACTAGGACTTACACTATAGCCGATGGTGATTATGAAAGTGCCGAAGAAGTAGTAATGGCTCTTGAAACAGCTATCGCCAGTACCGATGACGACATTACTCCGGTTGTTGCTTTGAACAGCTCTGGTGTAGAAGTCCCAGCTATAAGAACGGATGTTGCTGGTGAATGGATCCAATTTGCTGGGTCGGAAGCATTGGCTGCAGAATTGGGAATAGCCAATTGGACTCTGGACGTTCCAAGAAGCTTCTTGCTCGCATCTGAAGCAGAGCGATACAACATCGGCAGTGATAGCAATAGGGTCGTTCTTGATGTCATCGGGTCTGAAGATACAACGAGATTTGATTTCTCGATTGCTGTAAATGCCAATTACACGGCGTCTGCTCTTGCATCGATTCTTGACGCAAACAGCACCGAGGGGCCAACCAAGTTCTTCGATGCGTTCGAAGTCACTTTGCCTGGTGGTACCAAGCACTTTATGCTCACAACCACTACTGGCAACAAATTCGATCAGCTCAAGATGCAGGCGACATTCACATTCCAGAGAACTTTGGAATTTGCTGATGAAGTGGGGATCGAGTTCCCATATACTAGGGCATTTAGGGCATTTAGTGACCTTCTTGGCAGGAATGTGCTGCCGGAATCGGGCTCCATTACGCAAGAGACCCCTGAATCTTGCGAAGACGATCCATTGAGCTCTGAGTGTGCAGTTGATGCTGCATATTTCTCGAACATCGTTGGTTGGTTCATCGCCAAATCTCCTGGTACGTGGACGGGCGATTTGAGCTTGTCTGTTGAGGTCTTTGATGAAGGTCTTGGCGATACAGCCGGTAGATTCAAAGTGACTGTGTTTGACGAAAACGGTATCGCTTTGGACGTTGTCGATGACGTCACATTTAATCCATCGGACACTAGATATATCGGCAATGTTGTCAATGAGGGCAGTCCAATTGGCGGGGTGAATGGTAATAGCTTCTATCAGTGGGAGCTTAGGCCAGATTTTCTTGTTGACGATTCTGATTCGAGGGTTCCTAGCCCGATATTCAGGGAATCATTCGAAGGCGGAGCAAATGGTATTCCATCAGATCCGTTGTTCTCGACCGAGCTTGACAATGCCGTAATCGGCAATCCGGCCAAGCCGAGCGGGTTGTTCTCACTAGACAATGCCGAGACTTTCGACTTCAATCTGCTTATGATCCCTGGGTTCAGCAGCGGGCCTGTTGTTTCTCAAGGTTTGCAATTCGCTGAAAACAGAGGGGACGTACTTTACATAGTCGACCCTCCGTTCGGCCTGAAGCCCCAGCAGGTTGTTGATTGGCATAATGGTCTGTTGTTTAGTGATCTCACGACTTCTCTAAACACCAGTTACGGAACCCTATATCACAGCTGGCTGAAGATCAACGATCAATTCAACGGTGGTTCGATCTTTGTACCGCCGTCTGGTCATGTTGGTGCAGTCTTTGCCAGGACCGAAAGAGACACTGAGCAGTGGTTCGCGCCTGCGGGTCTCAATCGGGGCAGAATTCTTGATGCTCTTGATGTCGAGGTAAACCCGACCGAGGGCGAAAGAGATTTGATGTATGGCAACAACAATGCGGTCAATCCGATTGTTAATTTCATTCAAGATGGAATAACGGTCTTTGGGCAAAGAACCCTACAGCGTAGGGACAGTGCTCTCGACAGAAACAATGTCAGGATGCTTCTGATCTTCTTGAAGAAGAATTTGACCAGGCTGTTGAGAAACTTCCTGTTCGAGCCAAACGATCCTGTTCTGAGATCTCAGGTTGTAAGTGCAATCGAGCCCTTCTTGGCGGATATCGCTTCGAGACGCGGTTTGACAGCGTTTAATGTTATTTGTGATGAGACTAATAACACGCCAGAGAGAATT